GACATGCGGAAAATGATTACATCCGAGATATCGATGAAAAAATCGAACGCAGGGAATATCAATCAGTATTAGGATTTAAGGAAATAGAAGAAAACGGCGCTAAGACCAAAGACGAAAACGTAATCACTGGTTATGCTGCTGTATTTAATAAAGATTCTGAAGACTTCGGAGGATGGGTTGAGCGAATTGCACCAGGGGCATTCGGAGGCGTGTTAGAAGATGAGTGTTTTGCACTTTTTAACCATGATATGAACATGGTTTTAGGTCGCAACGGAGTGAATGTTACACTGTCACAAGATGATAACGGATTACTTTATTCTATCAAGCTCCCGGACACTTCAATCGCTAATGATGTTCGTGCGCTTGTTAAGGCGGGTATAATTAATAAATCTTCTTTCGCTTTTACGGTAGCGGAGGAAAGTTTTATCAAGGCTGATCCTAAAAACAACATGCCTAATATGAGGATCATCAATAAGATTGAACAATTATATGATGTTTCTCCGGTAACACGTCCGGCTTATCCAGATACTTCAGTAGCGGCAAGAGGATTTAAAAAAATGGAAGCTCAAGAGGAGATTAGAATGTCATTGCTTGAAATGAGACTTAAATCAAACATAAATAAATTAAAATTCAATAAACAATTAAACAAGAACTAAAATGGCAGACAAAAAGAAACCTCTGAGTGAGTTGAGCGATCGTGAACTCAGGGACATGGGTAATACGGCCCTCAAAAACATGAGTGATCTTTACGAAGATAAAAGAGCCGGAAAAGAAATTACCGCAGATCGCGAAAAACAAGTTGACGATTGGGAACTTGAAACCAGAGCCGTTGAACAAGAGGTTAACAAAAGGAGAATAGACAATTCTTTTGCTGCTTTGTCTGCTGGCCCTAAAATCCCAGGTACAGATACTGAAAGTGATGAGAAATTTGATCCAAATTTCAAACCTTCTCAGCGTTCTTTTAATGCTGCAATTCGCAAGTTTGAACAGCGTGAAAGGAAATTGAAATATCTCAATCCAGAAGAAAGAAAAATTCTTCAATTGAACAATCATGAAGAAAGAGCATTTGAAAGTTTGCTTCGTGCTGGATTGAAAGTTGAAAAATTGGGTGAAGAAGAACGCGCAATCATCAATAACATGGAAACGCGCGCACAAAGTCTTACAACTACTGCCGGTGGGTTCACTGTTCCTCAAGGGTTCATTCCGAAAGTGATTCTTTACTTGAAATATATTTCTCCTTTCTTCGATGAACAAGTAACCGGACCTCAAACTTCAGGAGCAATCGATATTTTTGACGTGTATCGTACAGATATGGGTAATGATTTACCTGTACCTACTAACGATGATACTACTAACGTAGGTGAACTTTTGGCTGAAAATTCAGACGCTAGTTCTTCATCTGCTGATCTTGTATTCGCTCAAAAGACATTTAAGGCTTATAAGTATTCAAGCAAGATGATTAAAGTGTCTAACGAACTTTTGGAAGATACCGGCGTTGACTTGGTTGGGTTTATTGCTCGTCAACTTGGAACTCGTTTAGGTCGTATCCTTAATACCCATTTTACTACAGGTGACGGTTCGGCAAAACCTTCTGGTATTATCACTGGTCTTTCTTTGGGTAAACTTGCTGGTACTACAGGGGCGTTAAGTTTCCCTGAAATTATCGACCTGGTTCACTCGGTTGATGCTTCTTATCGCAAGAGTCCATCGGCTCGGTTTATGTTGCATGACAAAATACTTGCAATTCTTAAGAAAGCAACCGTTGGAGCGGCTACTACTAATTCCCGTCCTTTATGGGCTCCAGGATGGAACGAAAGCGCGCCAGCTACGATTGACGGGACTCAATACATGATAAACAACGATCTCGATTCAACTATCGCATCGGGTAAGAAATTCATGCTCTACGGAGATATGAAAACTTTCGGAGTACGTTGGGTAAATCAACTTCGTTTATTGAGATTAGCTGAACGTTATGCTGAATTCGATCAAGTGGCAATGGTCGGATTTATCCGCGCGGATTCTCGTTTGCTCAATACAAGCGGTATTAAATATTATGCAGGAACATAAAATCCTGTTCTTCCTGGCTGTATGGAAGCGGCCTGAAGTTACTGAGTTGTGTTTCATGAGTCTGCAAAGGCTTATGAAACATCGCCCAGGGACGGAGGCATTCGCAGTAATCAGCGAGGATAGTATGATTCCGATTTGCAAAAAGTATGGAATCGAATTTGTCATGCATGAAAACGAACCCGTGGGTAGAAAGAAGAACTTTGGGTTAACTCATGCAATGAAAAAAGATTTTGATTACTTGATTGAGTTGGGATCTGATGACATTATTTTGAATTCGTTCTTTGATTATTACGATCCATTCCTAAAGGCAGGAGATGACTATTTCGTAAGTAATAAATTGATCTTCGTTGACATTTACATGGCTGATTGCAGAGAATATGAAGCCTTGAACGGAGAGTACGGAAGAGGGTGGGGATTAGGTAGGTGCATGAGTAGAAGGTTGTTAGAATCATTCAGAGGGAAGGTAAAAGTAAAGGCTTTGACAGGTCTTTTTGCTGATGGCGAAGTAGTCGGTGAGGGGTCAATATCATATTTGAGTTCTCCCGTGGCACAGTCGCTAAAAGCTCAAGGATTTGTAGAAGTATTAGACGATACAACCTCTTATTACTTGTGGACTGACACCGCTAACCGGATGTTAGACAACGATTCATCTTACCGTATCGATAGCAAAGGATTCAAATTAAAAATTGTTGAAAGTGAAGAATTTTTTATGGCAGATTTAAAGAGCGATGAAAACATTTGGGCTTACAATCATGAGATAGGCAAGAAAGGAGACTTAGAGAAATTCCTTAAAGGACTAACTCAGGCTGAGAGAAGCGCATTTTTTGCAACTCAAAAGAAACTGAAAGCTAGGAGAATTGAAAAAGCGGCATGATAACAAGTAGGATAAAATCAGCGCCAGCAGTTGAACCGGTTTCATTAACAGAAGCAAAGGCACAATTGCGAATTGTGGATGCTGATACTACCTATGACACGGAAATCACTAGTTTGATAACTGACGCTAGGCAGTGGATAGAAAGACGTTATGGAATTTCTTTAATCACACAAAGCAGAGTTCAATATTTAGATCAGCTTTATACTAGGTATCCTGTTTATCAAAATTTCTTAGGGCCGTATTATTCAAGGTTCCCGATTAAGTTGCTTTATCCTCCGGTGCAGTCGATAACACTGTTTAAATATTACGATGCAAGCCAGACGCCACAAACACTAACTGAGAATACAGATTTTTATATATCTGGCAAGGCTTCTCCTGTGGTAGGCGCTCAGGATATTGAGATTCCAAGAATATGGCCGGTTAATTCATGGCCTGTTTACAAGTGGATACCTGACACTATTCAAATAGAATACGTTTGCGGGTATGGAGCAGATGGAACATACGTTCCAGGCCCAATAAAGAGAGCGATTAAAATGGTTTTGTCTCAGTTCTTTGAAAACAGAATGGAGGAAATCGTTTCACCTGATAGGTTGGTAAAGTTTGAGATGAGCATAGATAGAGTAATGAGTACATACGAGATTTTTGAACACGTAGGAATTTACGCATGATAACTTGTGAATTAAAAGGATTTGATATAGTAAAAGCGATGTTTAAAAGCGTTGAGCATGAGTTATCAACTACTCAGATTAGAAGTATTTTAGACGTTGCGGGAAATGTATTAGCAAAAGAAGCTCGTCAAGAAGTAGAACTAAAAGGAGAACTTGGAACGCTTTTAAAGAAAGACATTGCTGTCTATAGAGATAGCAAGAAAAGCGCAAAAAGTGCCGAATATATTTTGATAGGGCCACGATTTAAGCAATACACTATCAGAAATCAAACAGGCCAAAAAGTTGGATTGATAGCGCAGCATATGACAATAGGATTTAGGCAGACTGATCGTAAAACAAGATCCGGAGAAGTAAGGGGAAGAGTAGGTGAACAATTTCACAATCCAGTGTCAGGAGCCTTGCAGACAAAGAAGAACGAAGTAAACGGAGCAATAGAGAAGGGAGTCAATAAGCAATTGAACAAAGTAAAATCAAAATATCCGAGTATAGTAAAATGAATGCACAATTTGCGATAATGAATATTTTACAAAATGATGCCGGTTATTCTGCTATCGTGGGGGCTGGAACTTCTGCTAAGATTTATTACGATGAAGCCATTCAGACTCAATCTTTGCCTTTTGTAATAATTAAAACTAATAATATTGTTCCTAATGATACTAAAAGCGGGGCAAGTACATTGGATGAGGACTTTGTTTATATAACTCATTTTGCTTCAACTAAAACGCAAGTATCAGCGATGTCTTTAGCGGCCAGAACAGCTCTTGATAGAAACACTGGCACATTTGATAGTGTTATCGTAAAAGGCATTCAGTTTAGAGATCAAATTTCTGATACCGAAAGATTAGTCGATAAAAAAGTATTTACTGAAGAACAATTGTATAAAATAATGACACAACAATAAAATTATGGCAAAAAGTAACGGAACCAGTTGGAAAATTTACATAGGAAGCACTTCTACTGTAATATCCAACGTAACAAAAATAACGATGTCAGTCGGTCGTAATATGATTGATGTGACTACGAAAGATTCTAATCACTGGAAAGAAGTTTTACCAGGATTGAAGGATGCTAAATTCAGTTTTGATTGCATGATAGATTTTGCTGCAAGTGGTTATACCCCAGCTCAATTATTCACCGCTCTCGATGCTGGGACTTCTTTGGCGTTTATCCTTTATGATTCTACTTCTGGGGATAAGCAGTATCAAGCGTCTGGCTATCTTAACAAATGGGATACTAGCAACGGTGTTGAAGATGTGGCGACATTGTCACTTGAGGCTACAGTAACAGGCGCAGTAACACAAGCTAGCATAACTTAATATGCCAAATAACTTAATAGAAATCGGAGGAGAAAAACGTCCGGTAAATTTTGGTCGCAATTTTTGGTCAGAAGTAGAGCAGATTACGAATAAATCAGTAGGTGAACTTATCGAAATAAAAGAGCTTACCAGTATTCGAAATCAAGTTGCTATAGCTTTCTCTTCTTTGAAATGGGGTGAATACGATCCTCAAAAAGGGAATGAGCCTAATGTTAAGTTCACAAAGTTCCAAGTCGCTGATTGGATTGATAATAATCCAGATGTCATGGGTGAATTTTATAAGTTACTAATAGGATCGATGCCAGCAAAAAAAAAGGAAGAGGGAAGCGAAGCAAAATAAACTGGCAAGCCATTGATGAAATGGCTTTAGGACATCTTAGAATTGATCCTTGGGAATGGGCTAGATGGACGTTAAAAGAATTTAATTTAGCTTATGAAGGATGGGCCAAAGTAAACGTGCAAGAGAAGTGGGAGCAAATACGAGCCTTAAGTTTTTATTCACTAGCTCCGCACGACTCCAAAGGATCATTAAAAAAGTGGGAAGATGTATTTTCATTTGCATGGGATAAAAAGAAAAAAGTTTCATTCGCTGTTATTGGTAAAATGACAGAGGAGGAAAAGAAAGAATTTGAATTTATAACAAAGAACGCTATACCTATCAATGGATAATTCATTAGTAGTACAGTTAGGGATGAATATTCAAAGCCTGGAGGCAGGATTGAATAAGTCTAACTCGTTACTAAATGGATTTAAAGACAAGATAGGAGAATTAGGTAAAACTTTTGTCACTGCTTTCGCGGTTGAGCGTGTTGCTGAGTTTGGTGTAGAAATTTCAAAACTAGCTGGGCAAGCCGATGGTGTAAGTAGGGTATTCGATCAGATTAAAGGGTCATCAAAGGCGCTTCAGGAAATGACTGAAGCGACTCAGGGAACAGTAAGCCAACTTAATTTGATGAAGTATGCTGTTCAGGCCGATAACTTCAATATCCCTATAGAGCAAATGGGCAAACTTTTCGATTTTGCCCATCAAAGAGCACTGGCAACAGGTCAGAGTGTTGACTATTTAGTACAATCTATTGTTACCGGTATCGGTCGTAAATCCCCTCTCATCCTTGATAACTTAGGTATCAGCGCAGTTACTCTGAGAGAAAAATTAAAAGGAGTAGGAACTGAGACTGCTTCGGTTGCAGATGTTGCAAAAGTAGTTGGTGAGATAGCAACTGAAAGTATTAATAAATTCGGACTTGCTTCAGAAACGACAGCTTCAAAAATGGAGGCGCTTTCTGCTAGTTGGGAAAATTTCAAAGTAGCTCTCGGACAGACTTTAAATCAAGTCGGTGTAATAACTCTATTGCAAAATTTAACTAAGGCGATGGATGCCCTAGGGGATGCTTTCAAGAAAAACACACATATAGCAAAAGATGAGGCTGGCAAGCTGGCCGAATACATTATTTCGGTATTAAATGATAAGAACACCGATAAGGATACTTATTTTAAGTTTCTGAATGACCTACCTAAAATTGCTCAAGATGCCGGTATACAGATAAAATCATTAACAGATGGAACAAGATCATTTTTCTATATTTTCAAAAACCCTGTAAAGTTTGTAGATGAAAAAACTGTTGAAGCTATTAAAAATATCGATTTCTATGAAAAAGAAATTAAAGATCTAAGAGAACAGGAAGGGCAAGCATTAGGCGCAAATCTTACTAAGATACAATCTACTATTGAAGCAGAGCAAGCTAAATTAGATGTTCTTAAACTTCAATATCAACTTCAAAGAGACGCGGCTAATTCATCGACTCTGGGGAAGATGTCAGGATTTGATACTCAATTCGGAATGGATCCAAAATTATCTAAGACTAATGTTTTACCTCCTGCCGAAAATATTAATAAGGCCAATGCTGCAATTCAAAAAAGCATTGATCTTTTAAATAAAATGAATCATTTGTCTCCAGGGTATGTGAAATCAATGGATGATATTTTTAATGAAAAAAAAATAAATCAGTTTGCCTTAGCAATAAATACTGGATTAACTTCAATGATTGAGCAATTAGCTGCCGGACTTGGAGAACTTGCAGTAGGAGCAACAACTTCAGATCAAGTTTTCGCTATGGTATTGCAATCAGCCGCAGGCATGCTTCAAAAACTTGGAGAACTTGCAATCAGCGCTGGAATTACAGCTATTGCACTTGAAAATCTTTTGGATAATCCTTATACCGCAATAGCTGCTGGTGTTGCATTAGTCGCTCTTAGTGGGGCGGTTAGTGGGGCGGCTAAAAATATTATGAAGGGCGGTAGTGGCGGTGGATCGGTTGCACATTCTCCTTCATCTAATTATTCACGACCAACAGATACACAATCTCAACAAATTTACGGAAACATAGTTTTGAAAGGTCAGGATATTTGGGTAGCATTATCTAATTACAAAACTAATTCAGGTTACACAAGAATAGGATGAGTGTAGTATTATTATATTCACTTGCTTTCACATCAAATAATCCTGCTGGAGGTTATGTATCCGGTGACGTAGTTACTATTTATTACGATACTACAGACACAACGCCAACTGATCTTTATTCAGGGTTGACAGTTTATAAAAATGGAGTTTTAATAACTTCTGGAAGTGATATTTTTACATCTTCGGGTAGTAGTGCCTATGTTACAACCACGTCAAATAGTTCCGTAACATGCAATAGTTCTTATCAGATCACTTTTTCCCCACAGCAATATTCATTTCCCTATGGATTTAAGGTAGCTACTTCAAATGCTGCATCTTGTCCTACCGGTGGAGGTAGTGGGTATGTTTGTAATCTACAATTTTCACCCAACATAACAATAACAAAACCTTCATCTAGTTCTTCATTAGATGGTATAATTACTGTTTTGGCTACTTCTACCTATGCTATAAAATATAAAATAGGTAGTGATTTTGATTACTATGATGGCACAGGACAATCAAGCGGAACATTTAACACTCTTATAACAGGTTCTTATCGTATTTACGCTAGAGATGTTCAAAATTGTGCGTCTAATATTTTAGTAAATCTTCCTTTTGATAATACATACGGTGTAAAATATACCATCAATTATTTAAACCTTGCAGGACATCGCACTAAAATAGATATCCTTCAAAAGGGATATGCTGGCGCTAGCTCATTTGTAAAAATGGGTGACGTACCGATTACAATAGAATTGCGAGGTGAAGGAGTTCTGGATAAGTTT